AGTAGTATATGTCCCCCCCCTAAACTATTCTTTGGAACCTAAAAGCATCGATCGATGGTTTGTGAATACGCCGAGAGCATCGATCGATGGTTTTTATGCGGAAAATGTTAAAAGATATTAAAGATATTAAAGATATTAAAGATATTAAGAAGATTATGATTTTGATGATATTTCTTTGCACGATATTGCACTTATTATTGGACGAGAGCATTGCGGAACATTTTGAGAACATTCTTTCGGACTTTTTCAATTCGGATTTCAATTCTTTTATAAAAGATGCATTCGTTTTCGGATTATTATCGAATTGCGTATCAAATATTAACCTATTAGAGACGTCAAAGACACTAGATTCGATGGTTAAATTTGATATAAATCAACCCATGTTAACTCTAGAAGAAGATGATTCGTCTCATTATTAATTTTCCGAGTTAAATGACAGCACTTGATGATCCTCAGTTTTATAAAGAGCGCATGATTGATGTATTTTACAACAATTATGTGCAACAGTTGGAGACAATGCGCGATTATTTGATAACATGGTTGAATGAAAATGTGAAAACATTTGAAGATTTGGACTCAATGAAGCAATATCTTGACGAGATTTGCAAAGAAATATATGATTTCGCCCTTAAGAACTTCCAAAAGGGTGTAGATATGGAATGTTGCACTACAGATCAGATCAAAAAGTTTGAAGACGCATTTCGAGAGTATCAATATTTGAAAGAAGACATAATTGCTGAGATATTGAGTGAATAGATGGTTCTAGAAACAAAGTTTTGGAATGTTTTTGTAAAAAGTTATATGTTTTCATAATAAAAATAAATGCCTTTGACGTTTGACTATGTTTGGAGTCGAACTTTTTCTAATATTCCTCCTGATTTTAGCAATAATGCTTACGATGACATGCGCGAGTTGTGTTCTAACATAGCTACAGCGCGCAATTCTGAATGTATTACTGTTAATCAAGTATCAAACCTTATCCGAGGCATTCGTCGTGACGTTGGAAATGACGATTCTTCTTGGAAAATTCTTTTGCGTCCGCTTAATTTTGGAGAGTTTTTGGATAATGTGGACACTTACCAATCAATTCGCGGGGAGTTTAAGAGTCGCGACAAAGAACCAGTAGAAGCAATTTGTTTTCCTTATTCAAATGAGATTCTTTTTGGAAAGGGTTTAAATTCTCACGTGAGAGATGCATATTTTGAAAATGAATAAATGTCTTTTAAATAATTTTGTTATGTTTAAGCAAAACAAATGTCTTGGTTGAAAAAGTTAATTCAGACTTTTGCAAAAGTCTTGGACCCTGGTCCTATAGCTAAACATGTAGTGAAAGATATTCAAGAAGGTCCTCAGGTATTAAAGTTAGCAGGTAGAATGATTGAGGCAGGTGCTGTGAATTTAGAGGAGAATATAGCTCGAGGGTATCGTAAAGTAACAGGAACAGGAGGTAGACCTGTATTTGATCCTAAAGAGGGTCCATTAGTTAGTACAGTATCGCTCCAAGATTTGACAGCATTATCGAGTGAGGTGTACAAAGATGATGGTGGATCTAGAGAAGGATACGATACTGTGATTACTAAAAGTGTAAAAGATCTTCAATTTAGCATTTACAAGAATCAAAAGGATGGACACGTGGTGGTAGCATTTCGCGGAAGTTCAAACTTGGACAATTGGAAAAACCGCAATATGCGCATGCGGAGTGTGGATGACGGACATGGAAACAAGGTGCATGAGGGTTTCAAGAGTGCATGGGACGATTTGAAACCTGTGGTTACGAACGAATTGGAGACGTTATTTTCTGGAGATCAATTTTCGAATAACGTTACATTCACAGGACACTCTTTAGGAGGTGCAATTTCGCAGTTGGCAACTGCGGATTATATGTCAACCCAGAACCCTCGTTTGATTGATACTGTAACATTCGCGTCACCGACTGTGGGTGATAAGGGTTTCAATGAAAGAATTGCTCCAGGCCATCAAATGCGCGTTGTGGATCCAAGAGATAGTGTTCCTAAGATAGTACAAGCATTGCAACCTTCATTCGTCCCTCCTGAAAGTTCGACACGCGTGATTGCATTGGGCGATAAAGACGCAAGAATTAATGAAAGGGTAAAGAAGGATGCAGTTCGTTTTGGTTTAGAATTATCATTTGACATAGGAATTGCGATGTTATTGGCATATGCACCTGAAGCGGCAGCAGTTTCCGAATTAACGGAAGGTGTTGCAGCTTCTGAAGGAGAAGGTTTGGTTGCTTTGGAGGAGAAGGCGATAGCATCTGTGGAGAAAGTATTAGGTGCAGGTGAATTTGCTAAGGAGGAGGCTGTTGCGGAGACATTTATCGAATCCATTGCAGGAGAGGGTGAAAGTGCTATTTCCCAAGAAGAGTTGTCAGATCTTCGCAATTTATTTCACCCAGAATTTCGAGAAGGCATTGCAAAACAATTGCGTGCTATCGCATCTTCTAGCATAGAAGAGAATTTGGTGCGAATTGGAGATGCGGTAGATTGGGAACAAACAATCAAGGTTGTTTTGGTGAAGGCGGGTGTTCAAGAGTCAGCATCAAATTTGATTACCCCATTTGTTATGGAGAATGTTAGCGGAGACATCAATTCTGAAGGTGTCCAATTTCTGTTACACAATAGTTTCGATTATATGTACGGAGCTGTAAGGGCGCACCCTGTGGGTACATATGTGGACAATGTGAACAACCAATTTGGAAATAAAAGCGATAATGCGAGAGCAGATATGTTTAACAATTATCAGAAGAATATAGAAAGAGAGGGTAAAAATGTCGAGTTGGTTGATTTTATGACAGAGTCTGAAATAGATGAGTATGTTGCTGGATTTTCTCACGGAAAAACACCTGACGAGAGAATTGAAGATGGTGTGGATCCGGAAGAAGAAGAAGAAGAAGTGGTGGTTGAAGATGAGTTTGAGGCTGTAAAAGAGGATGCTGAAGGTGATAAAATGAAGGGGACAATGTTGTTGGGCGATACTCACAATCTTGGAGGAATTGAATCAAATCAAATTAACGGTCGTCCATTGGAGGTGTTTGCAAATAGAACGGGTCGTAAAAGCGACGGTTCAACAATTTACAGCGTACGTTCGGAGAATGGAGATACATTGTCATACACAGGTCCTTCACATGCCGCCTCAACAACAACTTTGTATGGTAATTGGACGGGCATTGCTCCATTTGCAAATGCTTTACCACCTAAGGTGAGTAGAGTTTCAGGTTTTGGAGGAAGAGCATTTTCGGCGTTGGATACATTTTCGATGGCGTATTTGATTAATTCCTATGAGGATGGATACCATAACAAAGAGGCTGATGATATGTACCAGAAACGAATTCGCGCAGCAATCCGCAATGGTTATATTTCAGACGCAGTCGATCACAATGAGAATAGAGTTGCAAATATGATTTTAAAGCAATTTGCAGACAAAGGCCACATTTTCGGCGCAGAAAGCAGCAGTTTAACAACACGTGGAAATATGTTATCTGAGTTAAATGTAATGTCTCGCGGTTCTTTAAATGATTCTTCTGATTCAGTGGAAGGTGTTGCTGTGAATTTTACTAGAGGTGAAAAGCGAAAATTGGATGATGCATTCAAATCTTCTGAAGGTCAGTTTGTGGCTCGTGAAGTGGTGAGTAGAACACATTCTCGCATTCCTTCTGTGGACGTTAGCGGTACAAACGTCATTGAAAATGGTGCCGAATCTTTGGATTTTAATTTGAGAGTTTTGAGAAGTTTAGGTCTTCAACAATCAGTTGAATATTCTATATTGGATAATGCGTCAAAACAATTAGCGAACGGATATAAGACTGCATTGAATGTTGAGGAGGCTTTATCAAATCACATTGCGAATAGTAATGTGGGAATAGAAGGTATTTTCGCGAATCCTCTACAAAGTATGGTTACACACGACCAACACCGTGACGAGAATATTAATTTGAGTGGCAACGAGGAATATTTAAAAGATAAGTTAGTTTTGGAAATTATTAAGTCAATTTTGTAGAATATAGATAAATGCATAGAGTGATTTTACCATTTGGTTTGGGGAGTAGTAAGAATAAAAAGGCCGTAAGTTCGAGCACTTTTACTGTGGATTCTCAAATCCAAAACTTTTCGCGCATTTCAGTTTCAAGATTAAAATTCATGAAATTGTACCAAGAGGAGAAATTTAATTTGACTCAATACCCATTTACAGATTATTGGGGGGATATAGCGAATAGTTTAAGCTCTAAACGAGCAATCATAGCAGTGACAGGATCATCTACGTATGCTTCAGAACAATTCGGTCACCCTTCAAATTTGGAGTTGCGCGCAATGGATGACATGCCGCACATTATTGAAATAAGAATTAAAGGACTTACAAAAAATAGGGACAACAATTCATCTAAACGACATAAACATGCTGAATATCAAACAATCGATACGGAAAAGGATAGAATTGAAGATGTGAACGATTTTCAAACGATGTTGGTTTATAGTGCAAACATTAGTTACAACAATGAATTGCATGGTTTTCAAGGCTCTATATCATGCGATATGAAAGATTTGGGGTCATTCAACATTAAAGATAAAGGTTTTGGAGATACTTTTACGATTGAAGTAAGTATGTTTAATTTTAGAGGATTGGCCTTATCACATGTACCGTCTTGTGAATTAACTTTATTATTTAGATAACTTCGTGACACCCTCCAAAAGAAACAACATCATCAGCAGGAATAGGTACAATTTGGGGGTCACTATTATTTGCAGCCCCTGTAGGATATTGCATTTTAAATAAATAAATCTGCAATTTTGCTTCCAAACCGATTCCTGTGGGAAAAGCCGTAATATCCGGTAAATTATAATTAAGAACTTTCGCCATTGTGTGGATAGAGTAGATCTCGTTACCCTTTGAAACTGTTGAGAGGGTTTTGAAAGAGATGGGAAGTGAAAGATCGCTAAAAACGTGCCTCCTATGTAACGTGGAATCGCTGACATATGATATGGGTGGTGGAACCACTCTTGCGAACTCAAAAACAGATTGAGGACCTCCAGGAATGGTATTTGTGAAATCACCGATAAGGTTATTACACCTCATGTTTTGCGCAGGAAGGATATTAAAGTAATCATAAATGGGGGTTGGTTGTGTTGGAGGGTCTGCCAAGAAATTTGTCGTTGTGGGTTCGTAGATCACGGGTCTTAAAGCGAATAAAGTTTGGAAGAATAGAGGGCTCACGAACTCTCCCGCAGGTTGTTTTAGCACGAGCTCAACATGTTTTTGTCGAAGCATTCTCGGAGAGTTTCTAATGTGAAATGTGGTGAAGAAACCATAATTATCTGTAGTGGTAGTCCTTTTATAATGATTATTGATCCAATCTTCAGTAGGGTCTGTCGTTTTGTAGGTACCATCATCGATTTCGCGATGGATGGGAAACCCGAAGTTATTAATCCCTACAGGAAGTTCATTTGTGATGAAGTTGATATTGTTGATGTCAAGATTTTGTCTTTTTTTGTAGAAAGTAACTTGCTGCACCATATTTTTTTACTTGTAATATGTAAAAATGTCAGGTTTGGACGAATTCAATCCATTGGAGGATTTACCTCCGGACTTTATGATGATTATGTATGGAATGAGAAGAACGGGTAAAACAACAGCGTTGTTAACAATGCTTGAAATGATGAAAAAGCGTTTTGAGAAACACAAGGTCTATGTATTTAGTGGAACAGGTAAAGATAATCCGGGTCAATGGAAAAACTTTCCATTGAATACGGTTCACCACGACATATCCAATATCGATCGTTCAATTGGAGAGATTCTTGAAAATCAGAGAGCTGACATTAGGGATGAGATTATTAGACAGATAAACGACAATCGAATTAACGCATCAGGAGAAGATAATAAGGGTCTTGACACTGTGCGTCCTGAAAATGGTATTAAAAAGAGTAAGAAACGAAAACGTTCAAAAGAAGAGAAAAGTGAGACAATTCCCAACGATAGTGTAAAAGATCCTGATAATGATCTAAAACGTTTTCCTGGAGAATTGATAAAAAAATTGCAAGACAATCGACCAATTACAGAGAAAGATCTTATGGATGTTAGAAGACAAGGATTGATAGACGAAAGTACATTTCCTCACATTTTGATTATTTTGGATGATGTTGTGAATGAAGGCGCAATTCGACACTCGCCTAATTTGAACGGTTTAGCGGTGAGCGGACGTCATTTATTCATTTCGGCAATTCTTTTATCTCAATGTGTTTGTGGTTCTTCGAGTGTTCCCCCCGCAATCCGAATCAATAGCGACTATGTTATGGTTGTAGGAAACCCCCGCTCAAGACGCGAAAGAGAATTATTGCAGGAACAGTACCTTACAATTTCAAATGATAGAAGCGATCAATTGGATGGATTGAAGATTTTGGCAAATATAACTCAAGTCAAGTTTAGAATATTAGCAATTAATGTAGCATCATCAACCGCAGCCAGATTTAGCGACTACTTATTTAGATTTGGACCTGTACCCGCACCCCCTGATAATGTATCTGAAGGTTTCCGATTGGGTACAGAAGGTCAATGGAAGAAAGATGAGGAGATGGATAGAAAGCCCCAATTTACAGAGAAGGACTTTTTGAAAGACCCACCCAAGGGCCCCGATTTGCAGAACATAGATAGTGGCAGGTTTGGTGTGGGTCATCGTTCAGGAATTCCCGGCGATTCGCACACATCAAAAGGAATTGAGAGATTTGTGAGTCGTCATGCGGATTTTTTAGAGCCTTACTTTTAAAAAATGCCCAAGTTTAGGTTATACGACAGTAAATATGAAGAGCCTAATGATTTTGAAACAAATAAACGCCAACGACTTTATAAATTAAGCGATTCATTTTCTTCAATCCCTCTTCATGAAAGAAGCGACCAATTACCATCCAGTGCAAGTGCAATCAATAACGGTTCTGATTTCGTACCAAAGTTTATGGGTGTGGGAGCACCGCGTAGAATTGATGAGAAAGAATTTAAGTATCAGGTAGCTGCATCTAACTTTAGAGGCGCTAGAATGATTCGTCCTGACGATTACAAGTACAAACATTCGAAACGAACCATTTATGATTTAGCAATGCGTAGATATATGATTGATGAAGAACATTACATGAATGTGAAGAATGAGTCCAGATACGGTCTACACGGGGTGAATCGTTCTTCTAGAAAACTTTATGAAAGTCAAGATCCTGATACTGCAGGAGCAAGCAACCACACCCGTTATCGCGGTATGGAGCGTCACCGTGCTAAGGAGTTTTATCCCGAATTACCTAAATCAGTCCCTGAAAGTATGGTTGAGGTTAATGTACCGAATAAGGACGCGTTTAGATTTAACGATAAAGTTATTGAGATGGTTCCTCAGACATTTCCTAGTCACGGTTTTTAGTTGTTTTCTTTTAAAAATGCCACTAGTTCAATTTAAATACCGCGTGTCGCCAGATTTTAATAATGAAAATGAGAATGCTGAAGAAATAAACATGTCAATAAAACTCCCCTTAAATGCAAGAGCCGCAAGTTGGAAATTAAAAAAGGTTGAGGTTTCATACCTTAAGCGTGTACCTCTAAAAGTGCGTTTTTCCGAGATATCATTTCCGGAATTGATGAATGGAAATCACGTGATGTATTCCTTGAATTCTGAGGGGAATACGCCTGTACCAAATAAGACACTACGTTTCTACATGAATCATTACAACAACGATCAACAGAGAAATCATTCGTTAAACGAGAATGCATCAAATTTGCGTGCATGTCTTTCAAACCCTGATTTAGATTTAGGTTATCATATTATAGATAAAATGGAATTAAATTTGAATTTCGCAATGAAAAATACCGATGGGGGTACTACCACAGAATCCCCAAACGCGTTTAACATTATTTTAGAGTATAATGAATAAAATGCCTTTGGTTATTTTCAATTATCAACAATCGGAAGACAATCCTACCATTGTTCCTTTGGATCAATATAAGAAGACAATTATCTTACCGGATCACGCGTTGGATAAGCGGTGGAGATTACATGCTGTAAATGCTGTGTATCATGATAATGCGAAAGAAAATTTTCAGACATTCGAGATGAAAATTCCGCAGCTAATGAATAGCGAAAAAATGTTATATTCAACGAAAGGTATTGGAGGAGTTGGACCTCCTGAGGAGAGTTTTCGCTTTTATGTGAACCACCATCAATTCAGTCACGTAGAAGGGAATATTAGATGGCCTACGGTTCACGGTTATGTTAGCGAATATCCCAATTACGATTTAGGTTTTCATGACAGAAGTAGTAATGAAATTAGTTTAATTGTGACACCAAGAAGAGGTAATGGAAAACAAGTTCTTAGTAGACTTAATTCCTATAACATAATTTTAGAGTATGAAGAATAAATAATGCCTCTGATCACATTTACAGTCAATACAAATTATTTATCAAATGTACCGCACATACCCCTCGGAATGGATGTTGATGGATCATTTAAATTATCAAAACGTCTAGAATACATTCCTCCAAAGGAAACAATTTTTCGTTTAAAAAGGGTATTTTATGATGGCGGAGGACAATTGGGTGAAAGCGGTGGAGTAAACGGTGGAAGAAATAAAACACCCGTGGTATGGATGGGTTTGGAATTTCCTCAAATGGAGGAAATTATTCATTCGGATATCAAAAAAGAAACTGTAGACGGAACCTATCGCACCAAATTTGAAGATCCTGAAGTAGCGACTAGAACCGTAAATGATTTTGGAATTTTAAGATTTCCACTAAAAACATTTCCCATTAGCGGAGCGGTGGCAGCAGCTACAAATCCCAATTCAGTTGATAGACAAAGAAACAGCGTAGATGGTGAAAAATTTGAACACAAGTGTAATCATGACATGGACATTCCTTTAGGACGAATGAATTTAGAAAATGGGTTTTTGGAATGTATTTTAACCCCTAGAGAACGTGACGCTAAGCTTCCAATTGAAATGCGCGGAACTCTTCGTTTATGTAGAATTAGACAAATACAGGTAATTTTGGAATATAATTAATAAAATGGTTTTGTTAATATATCATTTCGACAAACATGATACAAATACGGAGATATTTGATAACCAACCAATTCGTTTGGATTTAGGATTTTTTCCCAAACAAAATACCTACATAAAGTTACGTCAAGTGGGTTATTGCGTAAACACCAGAGGAGGTAATGTGCATTTATCCTTCCCCGACATTCTCACCGAAAGTGTGACCAACGAAGAAATTGATGAAAGCTATGTTTGGGAAGTGAAAGGTATTACGCTGTCAAACAATTCTGGAGAAAATGGTTTTCCGAATGAGGGTAATTACGACTCATGTTCCGAACACACAGATTTAAATTTAAATTTGGGGACAATGGATACCCAGAAGGATTTCTTCACTGTGATCGTTAATGGAAGACGCGCTGTGGATGGAGGAACTTCAAATAATTTATCAGGGGTTTCTATTGTTTTGGAAATGTCTCATCATAATAGACATACGTAGTTTTTTAAAAGGAAATAATAAAATGTTTTTAATAGGCAAAATTGATTTTAGAAATAAATCCTTTAGTGATGGTTATTTGGGGCCTTTTGACTTGAAGTTTACGCTACCCAGACGACTAAGAAAGAGAGCGATGTTGAAACTACGATACTTTGGGTTTCTAAAGTGTTATCATACCGAGGAGAATCTAATTGAGCCATTCGATCCAAATGATCCATCGTCTTTAAATAACCACGCGTGGCGTTATAGTCCCGAAGGTGTTAAAATGCGCGTGAAGGCCAATGGCGAAGATGTTATGGGGGATAACATATCGATAGAATATGAAAAGATTAATGATATTGATCCTCGAAAAATTACAACCGATAACGATTTAACATTCAATAGAACTATAGGAAGTATAAATGGCGAATTTGACACGATAGGTGTGGCAAATGACAATTCTAATTTTGGACGTTTCTTGTGGTTGAATGTGGGACACAATTCGCTTTATGACATGAATCTAGGTTATTTGGAGGAAAATGCGAGTGAAATAGAGTTAATATTTAATCTTGTGAGAGATAAAACGGCAGACTTCCATGGGCACACTCCACACCCCTTTAGCAATTCGGATAAAGTAAGAATGTCTAGCATTACGGTGAAGCTGGAGTTGATTGAATAAATTATTTTACAGAGGTTTTCTTAATGCCTTTCGGTTTCTTAACTGCAGCCTTGCTTGTTTTTCCTCCCTCGCCTTTTCCGGTTCCTGAACGTAATTGTTTAGATTCTTGTTTAAATTTTTCCATTCGCAGTTTGGCTAACAAGGTTGAAGGCATTGCTTTTATATTTTATTAATGAAGTTTAAAAAAATCTAGGTAGAGTTTCATTAATAACTTGTAGTGAGCTTTCTTCAAGCATAAAAGGATTCATGCTATTCATTTCCCCACTTTTAAGATCAGAAGAAGAAGATTTTGCTTGTACATCAATTTGCGAGGCGTCAAGTCCGCGCTTCATACGACCAAAAGATTTTGAATCCATTTTGGAAACTGTATCATTTAGAGCCTTTGTAACAGCGTCTCTTAAATTACCTGAAAAGAGTCCAGCGGTATTATATTCACCCGAGGTTGTGGCTTCATAATCAGCAATCGCCTTCATCATTTGTTTTAACTCAAGCCACTCGGCATGTCTGGTGATTAAACTTTCATGACGAATTCGTTTTTGCATGAGACCAAAATTCTGTAGACTGGTTCGCACACCATCAATTGTGTTCTGCATATTTTTGAACGCGTTCTGATCGGGGGCTTTCAGTTTGAGTTCTCCAGATTCCTCAACAACATTTGAAACAAGTTCTTCATAATCCTTACTTTTAAAGAAATACAACGCGCTCTTTCCGTAGAAAGGGATCCAAATGATTTTACCATCGATTTTGGCAAATGGTTTGTTTGCAGCAGGTTCAATATCCTCTTCTTTACCCCGCATCATTTCGCGATCCTTTTCTTGCGCAGTAACCTTTTCAATCACATGCCTCCCTCTGAAAGGCTCAAAACCGCGCTCCCCCTGTTTAATAAGAATATCATCATCTTGATCCGGATGTCTTTTTACACCAACACCAAAAGGTTCAATTCTCTGAATATCTGCAGAAGTTCCATACCCGATCTTTCCCCTTGACTTTCGAGTCATGTATTTTGTATTTTGTTGTCGCCATGTAAACTTGTCTTGATGTAGTGTCTTCAATTCATCAGGAGAAAGAAAATCGTCGCGTCCATCAGCACCAAAATCTCCGGTTCCGGGACCCGCATCATCCTCAAGAGTATCCTGACCTGCTTGAGGTTGACCAACATCACCTTCCTGTTCACCAGTTTGTTGCGCGTTAACAGGCTCTCCGCTCTCCCCTTCCATCTCCATAGCATCAGGTACTCGATCATCAACATTTTCAGCATCAAAAAACGTATCCTCATCAGCCTTTTCCTCACCATGAGCATCACCTTCAGCTCGAGCTTCAGTGAATTCGGGGGCCTGTGCCGGAACAGGACCCTCACCAACATGCGGTTCTTCCTTTGACTCTTCAACACCAGATTCTTCCTTAGACTCTTCAACACCAGATTCTTCCTGAACGTCTTCAACATCCTCTCCCGTTGTCAATCTAAGCTTTTTTGATTCTTCTTCTTCTTGTTCAACCATGGCTCGAAAAGTTCGTTTCAATTCGGGGTTTCTTTCAAAAAGAGATGCAATTCCTTCGGAGGAAAAATCAAACTCCATCGGTTGTGTTTGAGGTGTGGACTCAACAGCAACTAGTTCGGTGCTCATTTTTTGAAGTTTAGGATCGCGACCTTCTTTAGCTTTTGCTGCACGTCTTTTAACACCCTTAATAAACTCTTTTGACTTTCGCGCTTGCGCAATTTTCTCTTGTCTTTTTTGGGTTGAAAGCTTCTGATGCTTTGTTATTCTAGATTTTGCAACTTGTTTAAATGCCTCTTCTTCACTCTTTTCTCCTCTTATGCTCACAACAGTTGGAACAATTTCCAACACTTGCGATTTCAGTTCTTCTTCAACAATTTCAGCTTTAGCCCTAGCCCCTGCAGCTCTAGCAGCACTTATACCTTCTACAGCCTGTTGTTGTTCGTTAGCGTGTCGCTCCGATATTTCTTTAGCAATCGCTTCTGCAACTTGCTTGTCGACTTCTCTAGCCTTTGCTTTATCTGCAGCTGCTCTAGCAGACCCTAAGGCTTCTTGAAACTCTTTTTCTTCTTTAGCAATTCGATCCGATATTTCTTTAGCATTATTTTTTGCAACTTCAGTGCCAATATCGGTTTCCATCCTGGTTTGCATTGAAGCTTGCTTTGAAGCTTGCTTTGAAGCTTGCTTTGAAGCTTTCGTTTTTGAAATATCCTTAGGGTTTTTATAACGAGATGTTTTTTTGGTTGTTTTTTTTACCATGTTTTAAATTATTATTTATTGTATTTAAAAAATTACGATTCGAGACTTTTCTGGATCTTACCAGTATTACCATCAATACGCAACATAACCTTACGTTTCAAAACAACATTAAAAGACAATAGCGACGGATTGTTATTCAAGTAATAATTAGTCGGATTATTAGCAACGGTATTTAGAATAAAAGGATTTACATCGGTCTTGGGTGCGCTCACTCTAATTTCCAAACGGGGGTTTGTTAGGGATTGGAAAGAGATTCCACCATCAAAAAACTCATCGGTATTGTTCAGACCGAGACGAATGTTTGTACCTGCTCCCGACCATCTAGGAGGTAAAACACCTTCCGTTTGATATTGACGAGCGGCTGTACTATAATGCACAGAATCAATACCGTCATATTCAAATTTGCTTCCTTCCGTGATGATTTCATTTCCAGATAACAATGTAAAATGAATACCATAATTAGGAATTGAATCTGCTCTGGTATATAGATCGCTTAATTGAGACAAGACAGCATTTACAAAAATATTTGTAACTAATGCATCGCTACTTAAATCAACACTGTAGAGATATGTTGAAAGATCGACATTGTCTCTGTCATCTCTGGAAACATATCTCGCGGTGTACTGTTCATAATCATTCGACAAAATGGCTGCAGGAATGTTGGGTTTAAAGTTCTCATTTCTAATCACTTCCTCAACATTTTCGTGGAAATTGATGAATTCCACGTGCAATTTCATCTTGTGAACATCAAGTTCAATCAAGGACTCAGGACCTTCCGAGTCTTTTGAGTCCACAAAGACCTGATTCAGATTTTTCTTCATCTTGACACTCAAAACCAAATCCTCCATCATGCGTGTTTGTAGATTATCTTTCAGATAAGTACAAAAAGATAGAGGTACAGGAATCAGATAGTCCTGATGACTCAATGAACCAAAATTATCTTGAGTACCAATATTATCTCTTAAGGGTGTGGTGTAATTTGGAGGGTCATAAAGGGTTCGATTCGTGCGAATGGCTCTATAACCTGCTAGACCTTGCATTACATTTCGCACACTGTGGTCACTAGACAATAGTGACAAGTTTTGAAACACAACACTTCCGGGGTAAAGACGCTCAATCCTTGAATTGTGGGTCCCCAACTCGATGTACTCAATGCTATTCGAAAAGTTGAAAGGATTGTCTAGCTCCTGCCATTGTGTAAGACCGCTGACTTCAGCAACATGACCAAACATTCGATACTGCAGGTACATTCTAGATAAGTGACCTCCTTGAGGAATGTTAAATTTAAATGTGTTCTCAAGAAGGGTAGAGGTTTCTCCACGTTGAGGCAAGACAGTAACTTTGTGTTTCGAAAAGGGTGGGGTGTTGTCAGGAATACCATGTACATAGTTCATGCTATTTGTTGGAATGCTTTGAAGCGTCCTCACCAGAGGACTTTGAATCTGCGACTGAATGCCAATATCCATCTTTTATTAATGACATGATAAAAATTAAACAGAAACAATTCCGGTTTTGTTATCGATTCTAGCCGTTGAGGTGTAACGAACCGTAACATTGGGAGTTATGTTCTTTAAAAATTCTGTTGGAACATCTTCTACAAACGTATTAGACGAAATTTCCAAAGTCAAATTTGGTAGAGACTTTGTGTTAATGCTACCGTTGTAAAATTCTTCACTACTAAACATATTAAAAGGTACAATAAGCAACCACGGATGTTGCTTATTAGAAAAATATGCCATTTGATTCAATGGATGTTCACCACTGTCTGATCTAAATTGATTCCCTGCAACAAAAGGACTTCCTAGAGTCATATAGCTCATCGAAGGGTCTACCTTGTCTTGAATCTCGTGGGAGTGTGTGCTACTCCCATCTCGAAGCAATTCCCAATCATATTTATCAATTAAAACCTTGTCATTGGATAACAAACGTACTCTAATTTTAGATTCACTAAAACGACCCGCTGAATAAGGTGATATGAGTAACGCTAACGATGATGCTGTGCTTCTTTTGAACGAAATAACCAGATCGGTAATATCACCAACATTAGGAATCGTAAATGTAAAAGAACGATTTGGTGTACTATCAGCATCTTGAAAAAGAAGTGACTGTGGAGTTTCGTTAATTTGTTCGGTTCTCGTTATTAGCTTTGTCGTGGTATCCTTTGAATGGTTCGCATTTCGAATGTTCGTTCTAAAATTATTCAGAACGTTATGATATTTACAAATCAGTTTCACATAGGTTGCAGGATTCTCAATGGCTACAATTTCTCGCTTCTTAAATTCAATCTCCATGCTACCAAGAAAGTTGGTATCTAAGGAATCTTTGAAAAAACGAAACATGGAAAAATCCAAAGGCACCAAGTAATCCTTCCCATAAGAATCAGTTTCCCAGGAAGGATTTGTTTGACGTTCCCTACCAAAATCAAACTTTGGTTCTACACTCAGACCCGATGTCTCCAAACCACATAACCCTTTGATTACATTTTTGCCTCCAACACCCTTGTATGTCATTGCATTGTACGCTACTGATTCAGGATACAATGTCTCAATTCTTTTTCCTGCAATGAATAGAGAAGCGTATTCAAAAAAATTTCCGAAACGCATAATACCCCTACCCATAGACTCAAGACCTAGTACCTCTTGAGTCGGGGATGCTACTCGAACTTTTAGCCACATTCGATTCAAATAACCTTTACGGGGAATTCGAAAATGGTAAGTTTCTTCCTTTTGAGTGTCAGAACGTCCCACATAGGGTAAAACCTCAACCTTTTGGATTGAGCGTACGGGGGAGTTATCCGGAATGTCATGTGTAAATCTCTTAATGTGGTGTTCCTTTTCAGACAAATGTTGAACAAGGGCGCTTTGTGATTGACCCTGGATTATACTATCCATGTTAAAATGCTTTATTAGATTGCATTAAAAAATATATGCTTTAAACACTTTTATTTAAACATCAAGAGTGCGAGTAATTGCCCCCGTATCGCTATCGATGCGAATCATATTGGCATGTTTTACGTAAATGTTAAATTCAACCTCTTGCGCCCCCCAATCGTGTAAAGCATCCCCTGTATATGTAGGTGTAATGCTAATCGTGGGATCACTAATCGTCTGCAACGCAACACCCCCCGTATAATACTCGTCACTGGTTTGGAAACCAAAACGTAGTGATGCCATATTATCGCCAAATCCATATTCTACGCCACACTGTGTCACCTGACCACCATTATTCCATAAGTCTCTATCACCACCTGTTTTGCTACTATTCATTCCAAGAAATTGACCTTGAGCCTGAATGTTGGTATATTTAGATCTGTTATAACCTCCATATCCACAATCACCACCATTCAATCTGCGCTCCGTTAAATCATAATCCGCAGCGTCTGGACCTGTCATTTCTGAATTGTGCGCACTCCAAATGGTTCTGCCTGATCCTACAAAACTCATGTCGTAAGAAAAAGAACCTCGAAGTGAAGTTGTGTAGTCGCTTTTTAATTTCTTTAAAGCACTCACTCCGCCCATATCACCAATCGAAAGTTGACGACCAACAATTAAAATCTCAGTTACCAAATTTCTGCTTAAAATAGGAATTGATAAAGTCTCCATGCCACTTAAGAATTTGGCAGATTTTGCAGCAAGCACCCAATTAGAACTATAAATGGAGGCGGGAATTCCGCGTTTAAAATTGCTATTTCGAATCGAATTCTCAATGTTATCGTGCCAGTTATGGTATATTAAAACAAGCTCAACTTCGTGAAAACGACTTTCAGATCCCGTATTGCCAATCAGATTAAATCCACGACCAATCTCTTTTGTTTTCACATCCAACTCCAAATCTTCAACAAAACGCGTTTGATAATTTTTTGATAGTGTCTTCAAACTTGATAGAGTCACAGGAACGATGAAGTCGGCATGTTGCATTTGATTCATCACACGTTGTTCGCCGGATAAGTAATGCAATGTTCCATTTTCATTTACATCACTTGTTGCCGCTGTTGAAAGTCTTCCATACATATCGCGATGACATGCCGAAGGATCCCATGCAAGTTCATATCGGGGTTTGGACAAATGTGCGCCTGTAAGTGGATCCCCTCTAGCGTATCCAATCATGCCCTTGATGTAGAAATCTCTCAATTGTTCGGGCATTTTTGCAACTTCTGAAGGAATCGTCTCACCATAAAGGGTCTCTATAACCTTTTCATTCGTCATGAGTTGAATTTTATCAAGAATGTTCACAACATTCCACGCGTTTGAAGAATTTCCTTGAAGGTCTCTGGGATCAACTGTAGAATGGGATGCTGCAAAAGAACTGTCATCAAGTTGAGATGGAGCGAGTCCCGCTCTTGAAGGGTCTCGAATGTTGGGTAAATTTAGTGCAATACCTCCACCACCCCCCAAAACACTCCTTTTTGTAGGTACCGAAGATAATTGCGTATTGTGTGTCCACGGAAGGCGAATTTTACTTCGAAGGTTATCAAATGCAGTTTCAGACGTAATGGGATTTTTCTGAGCCGGATCGAACAAATCAGGTTCATTATAGGTACCAAGGGAAACGCCAGTAGATCCGTAGTCTGCTTCCGTCAATTTTGTATCTGCAGCCACAGGTTCTACATTCTTCATCGCAATTCTCAAGTAAGCGCGATTCAAATTTCCATACTGAGGAATTCTAAATCTGTGATTTTGTTCCTGTGTAGTGTCACTGATTGCATTCCACGGTTTTACAACAACCTTTTGGTATGAAAAGGGGGGTACATTGTCGCGAAGACCGTGCACGAAACTCGTGGCCTTTGTAGGTACAGTGCTCACTGTTCTCACAAAAGGGCTTTGAACTAAAGAATTAAGGACGGGATCCATTTATTTTTTACTTTATTAGAATGCATTAAAAATTAAACATCAAGTGTGCGAGTAATGGCACCTGTATCGCTATCAATGCGCACCATGTTGGCATGTTTAACATAAACATTAAATTCAAGCTCTTGTTTATTCCAGCCAGTACTATACATTGTAATGTTTATAGTAGGGTTTGAAATGGTCTGAAGAGCAATACCACCGCTGTAAAATTCATCAGTCGTCTGGAAACCGAAACGCATGATTGACATGGCGTCTCCAAAACTATAATCAACACCGCACTGATTTGGCTTATCACCATTGGTTTTAGTCATATCAACACCAATAATCTTAGTGTTGTAATGACCTTCAGACGGCTCATACAAAGCGCGACGGTCACCTCTGGATCCACCATAACCGCAATCGCCACCACTCATCTTACGATCGGTCAAGTCATAATCAGAAGTGTCAGGACCTTGAAGCTCCAAGTTGTTAGCGCTCCAGATCGTCTTGCCCGAACCACTCAGCTCAATCTTATAAGTCAAATCCTTTACAATCGAGGTATAATCGCTCTTCAATTTCTTAAGCGAGTCAAAACCTCCAATGTCACCAATGGATGGTAACTTTGCGACCACTACCATTTCAGTCACCAAGTTTCGACTGGTTAGCGGAATGGCGTAGGGTCCGACACCTGTACCAACCTTAAACGAAGTGGCCGCGCGAACCCAATTGGTTGAATACACACTTGCAGGCACACCGCGCTTGTAGTTACTGTTTCGAATAGTATTTTCAATATTGTCGTGCCAGTTATGATAAATCAGAACCAATTCCACAGAGTGTGACTTAACATTTGAGGAATTCAACGTAGTTACGTTGAAACCTCTATCAAGCTCCTTGGTCTTTACCTCAAGCTCCAAATCTTCAACAAATCGGGTCTGATAATTCTTAGATAGAGTCTTGAGACTAGACAGAGGAAGAGGCACGTAGAAAGCCGCGTGTAGATTTTCCATAAGAGCACCCTGGTCAGACGTGTGTAGAATGGGTGTAGTAGAGAGACGACCGTAGACATCGCGATGACATGCACTCGGATCCCATGGAGTTAGATAGTCAGGATCGTTTTTTACGTTACCTTTACGATCACCATTTGCAAACCCAACCATACCCTTCATATACCAATCACGGAGCTGCTCGGGCATCTTTACAACCTCAGCAGGAATCGTCTCACCATAAAGCGTCTCGATTGTCTTTCCGTTGGTGGTTAAACGAATCTCATCCAAAATATTTACTACATTCCAAGCATTGGAAGATTTACCCAACTTATTTTCGGGGGGTACTACTTGAAGATCAGCTCCTGGAAAAACGGCATGAGGTTCTAAAGCTCCACTTCCTGATTGATTTGAAACTGCACTGTTCAACAGCAAGGAAGTTCCACCACCTCCTAGAGGTGCACACTTGAGCGGTGAGAAGCGTGTCTGAGTGGTATGTGTCCAAGGAAGACGAATCCTATCCTTCAACAAATCATAGGCAGCATCATTGACCACAGGAGAAAGAGAATTGGCCTGAAATAGATCAATCGGGTAATCAGCATCGACTGGAGAGTCTCCAACGCTAATCTTATTGGTTGTCTTAATCCTCAAGTATGCACGATTCAAAGTGCCGTATTGAGGAATTCTAAATTTGTGACTCTGTTCTTGGGATGACGTGCTAATGTTATTCCACGGCTTCACAACAACCTTTTGGTATGAAAAGGGGGGTACGTTATCGCGCACACCGTGAACGAAACTGGTTGCCTTAGAAGGCACTGTGCTCATTGAGCGCACAAAGGGACTTTGCACGAGGGAATTGATTACTGGATCCATTTATTTGCTTTATATAGTATATTCAAAAAACGTTTTATATTATAACAACAAAAATTAGAACGCGTTCATAACTTTCCAATCCTTTTCCAATTTTAAAAGTGTGTCCTTTTTAGGAAGCGATACATATTGCGAAACGTCTTTATCCATCTTTTCACAAATCTTTACAAATGTAAATGTCGAATTGATCATGTATTTACGTTTATGAATGTCTTGAGTCTCGTAAAAACGACAAACGCACATTTTATACAATCTCTCCATCTCGACCATTTCAAAACGTGACACTTTAAATCCTTTCTCCATTGCTTTTGGTAAAATACTATTGCTAAAATAATTGTGTTTAAAGTATGTTTTCGGTTTCACGTAGATTGGTACTTCTCCCCAACCTTCATATTCACTCACAAGACCACAATTCATGCAACTGCTTTCCCATTCGACTCTGTCAAAGTATAGATCGGTGCTCAGACATTCGATACATCTTTCCAAAAGATCGTCATCGTCAATGTGTTCCGCCATTTTTAAAAAAGTGACGCGGTCATCATGTTTGAAAAAGCGTTCCATTTGTTTTCACAATAAACCAATAACAAAAACATATCTCATCATTTATATAAAAATGAACTATCAACATGTCGTGGACGGACATGAGGAGTGCAAGAGTGACATCAGTGAGGTTAGTACCCTCAATATGGATTGCGATGAGCATTTTCCACCGCTTAAAAGGAAAAGAGCGGATCAAGAAATGTCTAACACGGAACTCTCCACCAATCCTGATGTTTACAAAATGATGGAACTTCCCAAGGGTGAACTTCCACAACCTTACACGTGTATCTGTTTCTCGGAAGATTCTGATAAAGAAAGCTCGTTCTACACTACTGACCAAAACGGTTTCTTTCTACACAAAAAGAAATACTACCGTTGTGTTACCAATGAGGATATGGAGATTCAATTTAAGTTTATTCGTGAACTCGATTTAGCTGAAATTGTTGCTCTACAATCCCTAGATGCTGAGGATATTAATGTCATTAAGGATCTATCCTCTAATAACAAAAGTCTACTTTATTGAAGTTTTGTAGCCATGTTTTTACGAGAATCAATAAATGTCATTCCCGGTTGCAAAACCGGATCGCTAACCTTAATATTCTCTACACTATCAATCGTATTCAACATACTCGGGACATACGATACTTCATAATCCAAATAACGACTAAGTAAAACAGATGCATTTTCTCTACTCATTGCTTCTTTACTTTCCCTAGTCTCGTAGTCTTTTACCATACCACCTTTCGATGCGAGACTCTCGTCCTGGAAAAAGGACTTGTGGGAATCGACCTCTTTTACCCTTCCGACAGAATCTTGGAATGCTTTCGAAAAGGGTTTCTGGGTGTCCAGAAATGTTTGGTGTTCGGTCTGTTCTTTAAAATGATTTAATTTACGTAACGGTTTGTCCAGAGCTGACACATCCAAACGATCATTTTTAACCGTTGAATCTCTCATTTTTACTTGAGTCTTCGTTTTCTCATATTCAAAAGGTTCAATCATCTTTATTAATTTTAACTAATGATTTTAAAAATACTAAGTGAAAATTACTTCTTCACTCGCTTTACATCACCACCAGCAATAAAAGCTGCCAATCGCTTATCCCTCTTCTCCTTAGACTCTTCTTCGCGTCGCTTCTTATCCTCCTCAATGTCCAAAGCTGAAGGTACACTCGTAAGACGAAACATATCCACCTTCGCTAGGATTCCACAGTTCTTAGGGGTGATGTACACACCCTCAATGCGCATCAAGAAGTCACCCACACTACCAGGAGTCTGCAGGATCGAAGAAACGTCCATGTGATCTTTACCCTTTTGATCAATACCCGTTGTCCTCGAATATCCAAGGGTCTGAATCTTGGCCTTTAAATAAGGAAGACCGCTACCCTCACTCATAACGGCACTTCTCATCACATCAGGGTCTTCACCCATCTGCATCACGCGAGGTTCGATCAATTTCTTGATCATCATCTCTTCAATCTTCTCCATGAAAACGAACTCTTCTTCATCCATGCGAATACACACCTTTCCATTATCATCAACACCATTAATGGTGGTTCCTCCAACAACCTTGAAGAAAATGGGGGCTCGGAACAAAATCATTGCACCACTAAGCTTCTTGAACTTGGCATCCTTAGTGCTTCGGTTGGAAATGATATCCTCAACATCCAAACTACTAAGATCCATAGAATCCTTACCCCACCAGTTTGGTGTCATGGTACGGTCCTTACCCACAGTGGCAGACTTGGTGATGGTCTTGGTAAATTTGGTCATGATGTTGTTGTTGGAAAATAGAAAAGTGGTAAGATTGAAAAGATGCTTCATGTTGAAGTTTTAACGTTTTTGTTCCAGAACAATCGGATTCCATTCTATTTGTTCAAGAATATTCCATTTATTCCAAAATATCCAATGCAGAGTAATCAGGTTCCACCAAATCGTAATTGTACAAAATGGCGTTAACGTTATCTGACTCTTTCCAAGAATTAAAAATAGAACTAAAAAAATCATTCTCACCATATCTCTCTAACAAAATGTTCAACTCGCTCAAAGATACATGTCCTAAATAATCACTCAAAGAACGCACATCTTGACTCTCCACAATCGTCTTCATATTCATATTAAAATCATTCCAGGGAAATGTCATCCCCGCATCGCCCAACAATCTCTTATCGAAGCGAGATCTCGCAATCTTTACCACTTCGCATGCGCTAACCGTTCTTGCTGTTGTCTTTCGAAACTGCATCTGCTGGGTCATAAGCGCATCCACATCACCATCAATCAACTGTTTCATCAATTCAAAACTAATCCCTCTCGCAACCACCTCATTTTTCTCAATCGGAAGTGACAATTTCTCAATCATCTCCTCACACTCCATCTCCTCCAACAATTCTGAAATACCGTCGCGCTCTTTTGGTAAACAAATGTTCTCGCTCAATACAACTCCCTTGAAGCGCACATATGGTAGATCATCCTTCAAGTCAAAAGCGTAACATTTAGGACTCATACCCACAAAACCACCAGGTTTGATTGTTGCAGGGTCAATCTCAACCTTCATCTTTCCATACTCTGAATCTTCCATACATTCATCACCCAATGGACGGTCGCCGGCAAAAACAATACTATCAGTGTCACAATATAAGATTTCTCCACCCACATTCTGAACTTTCTCAAAATAATCGTAGAGAACCAGACGCGCTTCGGCGAGAATTGCAGTACCCAAGGCTGCGCAAGATCTGCGCTGAATCTTCGGAATTACAAATTTACTTGTCACCTCCACAACATCAGACACTGAACTTCGAAATGTCGGTTTGATGCTCACTTTGGCAAAAGGTGTTTCAATAATGCGAAACAATCGCTCGCGAGTATGAACAAGTTGTACATGAGAATCAATAAATTGAATAGTTTTGCCAAAAAGAGAATTCTGGGCCGTCTTTGCTGCGGCACGTAGGGAAGGATTCTTCGCAACGCCTTCGAGGCGATTTCCTTCGACATCTTTACCTTCTCCCAATAATTTTTGTTCCTTCAAAACGCGAATCAACTTGCCGTACACTCTACCGCGTTTCCATTGCGTATAAGACCATACTTTTGTTACAGACGCACCCTGCTTAATCGCTCTCTTCAACTCCTCACTATAATATACCATCTTTTTCTTTGACATATTTGTAAACATATTCTTAAAGGTCTTACCGCCATCCATAGAACGTCTCTCGGGCAAAACAGGATACTGACCTCCCAGAGAACATAACACATCAACTTCCAAGAAACCATAAATGTCATCACTATTCTCACACGCATTCAAACGCGTTTTCAAATCCTCAAAAAAATCTTCCTTGTGCACATTCGTCAGGATGGGGATATTCGAATTCATAAACTCAAACATCGAAGGATCATCTTCACGAAAATGCCACAGAGGGTCTCCACACGGTAGGTCACGGCTTTCCATAACATAGGGATACAGAGAATTTACATCCACATAATGAATAGTAGAACCTTCAGGAGCTTTCCTTCGAAATACCTCCGTACGTCCACCATACAATGCTCTTCGAATATACTTATCTTCACACACATCCAAACATGGGTATTTACCCCCTTCCAAATAATGTTCCAAGAAATATGTATGACACATCTGACCAATCGTACAATAACTAAACAACTCCGGAGAATGTGGCATCTTAACCCATCCATCGCGAAATTTCTCAACAACGCCAAATAAACATTTTACATCATCAGTCAAGTATTTAATTGTCTCACTTTTCACGTCGTATCTCCAATCGCGCTCTTCAAAAAACTCCACATACTCAGACTCATTCATTTCTCGCTTAACACTTACACCCATTGGTCCAGGCAACTTCTCAGAAATTTGAAGGTACGTGTGAGGAATCATTTTTCGAATCTCATCCTCTCCAATCAGAACACTCTCAATTCGATCCAATGAATTCAATAAGCGGTATGGAAATAATCCCTTCAGAGTCTCAACACCAAAATCCTTTCCAAGTCTATCCAAAGAACCCATCATAAAATTCAAAGAATCCTTGAACTCAAACACACCGCGGTAAGTCAACTGAAAATATTTGCTGCTACTTCTCACAGTCTCTAACTCATCCAACTTTCCACTTTCAATCAAATATCTGTGCAAAAACACCCAATCATACTTCCCTCCATTGTGTGCCCAAATCGGAATTCGAGGAGCATTGTTGTTGAAATCTTTCTTCAGATTTTTCTCGGCTGCATTCTTCGCATATTCCAATATGCAACATCTACTAAAACGGTAGTGGTTGTGGTCAAGCACCTCATAACCATGCATGCTATCCATTGGCTCGTTACATCTCAAACAACCGTCGCTATCGCGATTCGCATAGAAATTGTCCCATGAACTCTTCAATCTATAAGAAAAATTCTCAAAACCACGATTTTTCCTAGGGATTGGATCTGCCTGAGCGCCTTCACTAGCTCTTCGAATCCACAACTCAGTCTCGTCAGCCAATATCTTATCGAATAAATTGTCCAAATAATACACAAAGTTCTCAATACAATCCGCACCATACGTTATGCTCACATCTCCACCACTCAACGCATCGCTCCGCAATATCCAACCTGCAGCATAAGGCATTTGAGGCTCCTGATCTATCTCGCAAACTCCAGAACCATTCATAGGAACCACAGACTCCAGATCAAAATAAATACACTCCTTTCGGTTACGCATCGGAGCATGGTCTCTGTCAAACTCATCTTGACGTTTCTTCGCATCTCTATACTTACTAGGATGTTTATCATTTATAAAACGCACGCGGTAAGAATCATCTTCACTCAGATTCGAATTCTCGCTCCCAGAACTCATAGATAAACGATACTTGGGACATATCTGGTCTCTTATCTTCATATGTTCAGACCATTCAGCCTCAGTATCAAACACCTCTCCCTTCTCCTTACACACACATGTCATACACTTCTTACTCTTCAAATGGTTATCAAGAGCGCTCTGACCGCTAAAACGCATATCGCATCGACGACATTTCTTCACAACCAAAGATCCAGTATATGATAGGATAAGGTGTAGGTGCTGATCAATCCACAAACCAGTAAACTCTCCATTCTCGCACCTTCTCATTTCAACATCCTCCAAATCACCCAATAAGGCTTCCCCATCCTCATCCAACACAACCACAGATGATTCCACGTGAAAGTTATCAAGAATGTTCTTGAAATCCGATAAAGGAATCTTCCCCGTAAAAATATCCTCACCACGAGATGTATAATAATCGTTACGAAACTGCTTAGCCTGTCTCCCAATCAAACTCTTCACAGCCTTCATGCGGTTTTGTTTCACACCTCTACCCCTCTCAACCCACCCCATAACATAATTCCAATACCAAACCTCACGCGATGTTTGCGAATCGTACTCGCGGAGGTAAAGATAATAAGCCAAACATTCCCAGAAACACGTGTCGGCACTCTTCACCGCGGGAGAAAAAACAGACTTCTGAGAAAAACTTGCTCTGTTAGATGATAACTTCGATATGTCGTACAAACCCAGACCGCCACCTCCTGCAGAAAGATTCCGACGCAAAATCTTGTACAAGAATAAATTCATCAAATGATTGCCCGCTCTACCGAAATTTCCTTTACCTCCGGAATCACTATCTTTCGGCATGTTGTCGTCCAAACTATTGGTCAAATCATCCAAGAAATCTTCATACACACCCTCCAAACCTCTATCGTTATTCTCAACCAAACGAGTACTGAAATGAGAAACATCTCCAGTGATGATTGTTGCTCCTTGGGGTCTTGCGATTTGATCAATCAATGGATCGTGGATATCGAAATCCCAAACATTGTTGTCATAAGGTACTTTACGTCTCTCACCATCAAACGTTGTTGTTCCGAAATTAAGAGGTATCGCTGCTCCATACTGCTCCTTTGTTGCTTCAGATGTAAATGTTGCTGCCAATTGGTAAGAAGCATAAAGATCCTCATTGGCTAAGAAGGCAGGGAGCATGCGACGCAATTGGGCATAAAAGAAATCTTTTCGGGAAATTCCGAAAGAAAAACGACCCGCTCGACGAATCGATGCGTAGTTGATCTCATATCCGCCACTTACACGAGGAAATGTCGTCACTTCATTCGGATCCTGATCAAACAATCTCTCCACTATATCATCCTCATCCAACTCCGGAGAATCAAAATCAAACTCAAGATCTGCAGCCGGCGCTTGGTTGAAATTGACAGGAATTGTAATCGAGTCAGGATTATCGGAAATACCGAAGGGCATGATGTGGATTGAAGGGAGACCTGACAAAAGCGTAACACCTCCAGTCTTGGAGAAATTTCCATATGCCAACTTCTTCAACTCCTCTTCACTCCATCGTATATCTGAAAGACTCGACATCTTTAGTCTTGTGCAAATAAAAGATTATGAGGAAAAAAGAAAAAAAGAAAAATACCGTTACCGGTAAAAGTCGCGTAATGACGTTAACGGTTCAGCATTTTCATTGGTCGAAAAAAAGTTCTAAATTTTTTGATTGGTCAAAAATCCAACGTAACTTTTACGTTGAACCGGTAACGTATTCTATCTTTTCATTGGAACACGTTGCAAAATAAAGCATTCTTATTGGAACACGTGGAACGCGTCATTGTGTTGGAAATGCTTTGGTTATGATTCATTATTTTATTTTCAAGATGCAATACGCCCACGAATTCACGCACAACGATTTAGAAAGCGGTTGTGATGATTGGTTCGATCACTTCTCTTTCTTTGATTCGAACATGAACATGCTTGAGGCGGGGTTCCTCAGTAGCTTCGACTGGCCCAAGCAAGAACTTCTACCTCTGGATACCTCCGAAAATGTTGAGCTACATATGTGTTCGCCTGAACACTCCGACGCTTTCCTACCTTGTCCTCCTTGCGACGAGTGCTTCAAGGTGTCCAGACCTGCGCTATTCAAGATACTCTCTCTTGGAACTTCACTCTACAACATGGTCTTCCCCAATCATGAAAACTTCAGTAAGGTCTTTCCAAACAACCTTATCACTACCAAGATACCGACAAACATGGAGGGGGATCACTTCATTGGAGAAATTGAAATGCACATGTTCTCCTTTGTTAGGAACCTTGTCATTCGACCTAACACTTTCTACTTTGACATTGTCATGAAGCTCAGGATGCACTACGATGAGGTTGTCCGAACCTTCTCGGATACCTACTGGCCCACCATATACAACTCTCTCTACTTCTCAGAAGATAGTGTTGACGTTCAGAATGTTGTGCATCATATTGCAATGATGAGAATCATCGCGTTGAGAATCTGTCTCATCAGGCTCAAGACTATCATGGATAGCTACAAGAATGTCTATGCCATGCACAGAAAGGGGGAGTGTATGACCCAACAGGATGCTCTAATCATGACGCAGATTGAGGCCAAGGAACTTACGTACATCCCTCTATCCAGCAACTATGTTTGCGCGCCGAAGATCCACAAACAAAATTCTTTCTTTAGTCTTATTCATATTCAGTAATATAACTTTTTAAGCTTTCAAATAAAAAAGTGCATAAACAAAATCGTCAACACTTCCATAAATCTCTTTTAACTCTGAACCTTGCTTCTTCAAAGTCAAGTAAGGCTCTAAAGGATCCGGTAAGTCATCAGTAAACAAAGCGTTGTCGACACCAAGTTCTTCCTTTTTCATTTCAGCGGGGATTTCTTCAACAACGGAAATTGGGGTCTTGGAATCAGCAATTTGTTTCTTCCGAGGAAAACAACAAAAAATATCTTTTAGAAACATCTTAGTGATTTATTTAATTAATGAATCCAAAAACTAAAACATTCAAACACCCTTCTTCAAACCCTTAAACTCCTTGGAATCTTCCTCACTATGCACTACAATAGGACACTTCTTGTCACCAGTGCGGCGGCGGCGTTTGGGACCTTCACATCCGAACTTGAAGATCTTCAAACATCCCAGAAGCTCCAACTCGGAACGGCGTTTCCTTGACTTCTTGTGGGGGGCAGGAGGCGCAGATGCCGATCCGGATCCAGCTCCGGCTCCGGATTCCTTCTTGGGCTCGATAACTGGGCTAGAAGGCGGGGCTCGGGGTTTCTTAGATTGCAATCTCCACCTTCCGTCCTTACGCTCCTCAAGTTTCAGATCGGTGACACGGCAATTGCGCTCACCCCATTGGTTCACAGCATCCTTGCAGTAACAACGGCGAGAACCCCATTGGTCCACATAACACTTGGTGCTCTCGGATTGGCCAGCAGAAGGCATGCGCACTTCACGCCATTCGTCAGAAGAAGAAGAAGAAGAAGAAGAAGAAGAAGAAGAAGAAGCGTAAGATACAGGAACTTTCCTCTCGGGGGTCTTCGGAAACATATCCTTCATCAAATCACGAAACGCCGCGTGATCTTCCTCCGTGAAATCGTCGTCCAATAACACCGAAGGATTCTCAGCTCCCGGTACTTCAAGCTTCACTTCGGTCTTGGAACGTGATTTCCCCTTGCCCTTACCCTTCATTGGAGGAGGATTCTCATTCTTCGGACGTCTCTCGGGAGTCGTGTCCAATGGCTCGTCACGGTAACGACCGATCTGACTTTTGGTCCAACCAAGATACTCAGATTCAGCTTCCCGGCGACGCAATTCCTTGAAAATGCGACTCATGTTCTTGTAGAAAATTTCCGGCGTGCGGCTCATGATGTCGTCATGGGTCATCTGCCAACCCTCCATGAAATCGGAAACCACCTCGCAAGAATCCTCCAATCCAAAGCTAGAGATCCTCCAATCATTCAACAGATGATCGGTCAACTTGAACATCGCGTCGAAATCATTCGCAACTGAGAAGGACACGAAACCACCCATCTCGCAATGGCCGACCATTGTCAGGTCACAACTCATCAACTCGTGCCACGGAATCAAATCGCACTCGTTCAATGGTGTCAATTCGGACAGCACTCCACCACACCCATCACACCACTGGTTACAACGGATGAAACCGTAATCCTCACTCTTGACCGAGCGAGACTTGAAAAACAAACTCTGTGAGAAGTACTCAGAAGCTGATGACATGGTGTTGATAGTCTTTGGGAAATGAAATTATGAGGAGTGAGAGAGGCTCAAATGAGAACTATGATCTCATTGGTCGGATGATCTCATTGGCTCATATCCAACGGTAATACTCTCATTGGTCAACGGCACTTCATTTCCATTGGCTCTCTACTTCAAGTTACTCTCATTGGCTAGCTACTTCAACATCGACGCTCATTGGCTAACGACAACTCTCCGCCAATCACAGCGTATCTATATATCCTAACGACAGTCAGGATAATTCCTAACTTCAACCATCGACCGATCGTTCTCTAAGCCAATCAGAAGCGTCGGAATTCACTCTGGCCAATCAGAAGACAGCAGAAACCATCGATCGATGCTCTCGGCGTATTCACAAACCATCGATCGATGCTTTTAGGTTCCAAAGAATAGTTTAGGGGGGGGACATATACTACT